CAGTAAAACGGTAGGTATTCACCCATTTTTCGGCCGATTTCGGGCCATTTTCGTCAGTTCCCGCGCACGTGGCGGCGGCCTGGACGCGGTGTGCGAGAGATCAACTTTCGCCTAAAAACGACCCTAGTTTACCAGATAAATCTTTCCAATCCTGCGCACTCAATCCCCAGGTTTCATCGACTGCTAACGGGTTACGCTGGACGATAGCCCACTTGATATTTAGCTCGCCAGAGCGTAGCCGCTCCATCTCTCCCTCAGACAATCGGAAGTGCGTCACCTTCTGAATCAGCGGGTACTTATCGTTCTCTCCTGCCAACTCGTGGTAGCCATCATAGAATCCCTCACCATGCTCACTCAGCTCGATCTCTGCTTTCTTCGTCTTGAAATTCAATACCTTCGGCATCTTCTCTACCCTCCGCGATTAGATCCTTCAGCGCGTTTAAGTGCTGGTCGCCTAACGTTATATTTAGTAGCGGATCTTTTCTTTCTGCCCAGTTATCAGGGTTCACTCTCGCAGCCACCCACTTGCGAGACTCGATTCGTAACTTCCGCACTGTTGCATCATGCGCATCAATGGCACCGTCTGCTATCTCGATAGTCTCCTCAGCCAGCATATCAGCCCACATCTTACGAGCGGACATATATCGATCACGCCGACCCTCATCGCTATCCAGCCATTTGTAAAACACCCGATTACTCGTGCAACCAAAATGCTTAATCGCCTGGCGTGTAGTCATGCCAGCTGCGAGTTCAGCAAAGATCTTATCCTCACCAATCTCGTTCAATTTCCGTAACCCCTCGCGCAAAATTGGCCTACCAGTCATCAGTTATCCCTAGTTCCGCTTTAATTTCGTTTATATCCTCGTCAAAGAGCTCTGAGAGCGATTCCACCGCTGCCCGTTGTTTACCCTTATCCACTCGTTTAATCGTCTTAGACGGCTTCTCAGGCCGTTTAACGGCCACATCTGGCTGTACCATCTGCCTACCCACCAAAACGCTCTCCATAGTGTTCCATCTGTGACCGCATACATTACACTCGCGTCTCCTGCGCACAAAGCGCTTTTGCCTTGCGCTGTTGATTACGTGAGACGTGCCACCGCACTCGCAAATCATCGCCGCTTCACCCCCTCGTTCACCAGGATCTCGTAGATCATCTCGATAGCGTCTCCTGCCAACACCATCTTGGTTGTAAACCGAAGCACCCTAAAGCCATGTAGGATTGCCAGGTTGTACTTCTCGCAGTCCTTCGCAAACCCTGCGCCGGATGTATGGCGTGAGTGCGCCATGTAAGTGCCGCCCTCCACCTCTACGATTAGATTCGTGTCGATCAACACAAAGTCGAACCGAAACCGTCGCTTCGGTATGAGCATCTGCTCACGCTCGAACGAGATCTTTCGCTCAGCCAACTGGCTAGCGAGTGTCTCCTCGCCCTTGCTTGGTTTCTTCTCGGCCACGATCAGCGGCCCCTTTTAAGGCCGCGTTGCGTCAGTAAGACGCGGCTCTTATATATAGGGCGACTGACGCACTGACGCACACCACGTAAGCTGTTGATATTATTGGCATAATTTTTTGCGTCGGTAGGTTTTCGTGACTGACGCACAAATTTACTGACGCACTCTCTCAAACGTAGCTGCCATAGGGCTTTCACGGGTGCGTCAGTCATAAATCTGCGTCAGTAAAATTCGACGCAACTGACGACTGACGCAAAAAAACCGCACTTGTTTCGGGCCGACTACAAGTGCGAAAAGCCGTTCTTAGGTCGGAGTAAGGAGACCATGCCCTTTTATTTTTCATGGTTATGAATAGCCATAATTATTCGTCCAATTTCTGCGACGACTTGTGGGACGACTGCATTCCCGAGTGATTTAAGTCGGTGTGTCCTATCGGGAACCCCATGAGCCACTCGACCCACTCCGGGTTCAGGCTCCCAACAGTAGGCTCTCCCTCTGCTACCGCCATTCTGAGCGTCTTGTCTCCGAAGTCCCTTTTTGCCCAGTTCTCTGGATTCCCAGTATCTTTGTAATCCCTCTGTCTGGGTGTCGGCCACATCTTGACCGCTCTCTGTAGGGTTATCTGACTGTGCTTCCCCGTCTTTGGGTTGTACGCCCTCTCCCCTGGCTTCGCTGGTTCCCCATCCTTCGTAACCAGATTCTCGATGAACTCTCCCGCTCCACCTTGGCTCGCCGCTGGTGTGGGCCACCAACTCCCTGGCTCTCTGTTTATCATTGATGGAGCCATCTGGTTCGCTGTCGCTGTCGGCGTGTGCAACAACCCAGACTCGGTCGCGTCTGTGTTGGGCATCGACGGCACAAGCTGGAATAACAAACGTTTGGCAGGAGTAGCCTTCGGCTTCCAAGTCAGATAGCACGTTGTCGAGTTCCATGTTGATGATTCCAGTAACGTTTTCGCCAACGACCCAAGTGGGCTGAACTTCGCGTATGACTCTGAGCATTTGCGGCCAGAGTGCGCGGTCATCTTCTGAGCCTCTTTGCTTCCCGGCAACGGAAAATGGCTGGCAAGGGAATCCCCCGCAAATAAGCTGAGTTGTGTCTCTGTAGGCTCGTCCATCTAACTTAGTAATATCTTCGTGAATTGGCACATCAGGCCAATGCTTTTTGAGAACCTTCTGGCAAAACTTGTCCTGCTCACAAAAGGCGACTGTTTCCATACCGACAGACTCAAGACCGAGCGAGAAACCGCCGATACCACTGAAAAGGTCAAGAACACGCACGAATCACATCTCCCTTTGTAGAAGTTAAACACCACACATCCCATCGCACTCGTCCATAAAGCTGAATGTGATCTGATCCTTTGCTGGGTCAGATAAATCAACGACATCAAGCGGCTGTAGACTTCGATGCACATAAAGCTTCTGTGTTGTTTTTAAAAACCCATCTCGAATCGACTTGTCGATCATCACTGCCTCATCCCAGGATTCGGGATCTTCTTCTTTCATCTTTCGCCAGGTCGCGTTGTCGTGATATGGACAGAAGGTACACGCGCTTTTCTTCGGCAATTCGTTGTAGCCATGATCCCGCATCCACTCTAAGCAATGCATACGAGTCATGCGTTTCTCGATTAACGGCCACCTGTTGTTGCACCATTTTTCTGGTGCATCTTTCATACGTTGTATCTCATCGCTGGAAATGCCAATCCACTGCTCAACGGTATTGGCTGGGATACGCTGCCTTGGCTTATACCCAGCCAGTTCGCGGAGCTTTCGTTGTATGGGTTTGACCTTATAGTCAGATGTGCATTGTCGTCTCAACAAGCCTTCCCCTAAGCCGTCGGGGCTGCTTGTGAAAAAAGGTGGTGTCGCAAACCGATCTTGCCCGTTTAGGACAGCTTCTTTGAGACTACCTTCTGTCACTTTGAGCAAAGGAAACGGTAGTTGAGTCTCAATCCAATCCAACCAGGTATAGATGTGCTTCGGCTCTGCCTGTGTGTCTGCAAATATTGCGTAGTCAGGCATCGGTGTGATCTCACCATGCGCCGCCATGAGCGCCATAGTGCTTGACTGCACCCCTGCGCCTAAACTGATCACGATTAGCTTAGACACTCCATTCATGCGCCACTCTCCCCGAACGTATGTATTTGCGCATATGTCTGGTTTTATCTGGCAACTCGACAATCCTCAGAGCGCCATTCTTTACCCACGTATCAATCACGCCCTTTATCTTGGTGCGCACGTATGGGTCACTCACATCCTGGTCCAGCACGTCAGCAACCACTGAGCCCGCCCAATCTTTGGAGCGACTGTTTTCCCGATACTCGCCCTCACCGATTAGCCGCTGGACGCGCAAAAGATCAGCCGCCGATATATCTGTGAATGGATCGGGCCACTTCCAGGGCTCTGCCACCCCCACGTTATCGCCGTTAGGTAGCTCAACACTCACCATCTGTCGCCAAGTGCTGTCCGTGTTAGGTGGTGCGAGATTGTCTTTACTATCGCCCTCTCTGGTGAAGCGCCAGAACTCAGCCTCTTCTATACCAGCTTTGCGGGCCTCATCGGCAGTCATCCGCTGAAGGCGTCTGACGTGCCTCGCGGCATCTACCAAAGAGCTCGCGCCACGCGCATCGCTCACCG